GGGCATAGCCCTGAATCAAGTTAGATCACTCCAGAGGAGAGTTGATGATCTAGAGGAGTTCATTGGAAAAACTTTTTTTGATGATGATGAAAAATAATTATTAAAATTCTTTGTCAATTAAAATATCCTTCTTAGATTTGAATATCATTAAAAGAGAGATAGATATGACACTTACAGAAAGACTTACAATTGAGACTCAAGAATTGAAGAAGGCTTACATTAAAGAGACAATCGTTTGGGCTAAAGAAGATTTCCAAGCATTGAAAGAGCAGGTTTCAAATCACAAATACACCACTCAAGGAAGTAAAGAATGGTGGGCTATGGAGAGAAAGATGGAGAAATTGCCTATTTGTTTTTGGAGAAATGATATTGATACTTGGATTGAGATTCAAGTTAAAGCAGCGAAAAAGCACTACGCAAACTCAATCGTAAAACTTGCTCAGAGAATTGAGAAGAAAGATCTAAATCAAGATAAATTAGAATTGAGCACATCTTACATGGATCTAAATATCTCTACAACGATCACAGATGGAGAGAAGGAAGTTAGAGCATACACAATTATTGCTTGTGGAGAGATTCAAAAACCACATTACAGATACTTAGTAAAATAATAATCAAAGGGAGGGGGAAACCCCTCCTTAATTTAAATCATAGAGAGATGAAAAAGATTGATTGGAATAAGGTAGCGGTAGTTGCATTCTTGCAGACTATGGTCATTCTAGGAATGATTGCTATGATAGCAGTATTTGAATTAGTAGAAATCTTAACCTGTTACTCATGTTAATGCTAGATGGAACAGATTACGATCAGCAGTGGCTGATTGATAAAGCGAGAGGTGATGAGTTCTATTATGGACCATTAAACAAATTAGCATTATCCTCTTCTAGTTGTAAGATGCTATTAGATAGCCCTAAGACATTTCACAATGTCCAGAAGTATGGATCTGTAGAATCAAGTCCTGCTCTTCTAATGGGGAGAGTAATTCATGTGATGATCCTAGAGCCTGAGAATTTTGATGATATCTTTCAGGTGGTAGATGTTGCTTCTAAGAATACTAAAGCCTTCAAAGAGGCTCAATTAGAGAATCCTAAGACTTGTATCACGAGAAAGGATAAGGAAGCAGGAGAGCGTATGGCTGATGCTTTTAATAGAAATGAATTAGCATTGAGTTATCTATCAGGATCTGAGACAGAAGTACCAATGATAGATATGATAGGAGGCTTTCCGTTTAGAGGGAAGGCAGATATCCAGAGAGGAGGAGAGATCATTGATCTCAAGACCACTACAGATCTCAAGGCATTTAAGTATTCAGCAGATAAATATGGATATGATCTTCAATGCTATATCTATTGCAATCTATTCAAGACCTCATATAAGGACTTCACATTTATAGTTCTAGATAAGTCATCTACTGATATAGGAATCTATGATGTATCAGAGGAGTTCTACAAGAGAGGAGAAGCGAAGTTTAATAGAGCGATCAGTCTTTACAGAGACTTCTTTGTTAGAGATCAGGATCTAGATAGCTATACAATTACAGGAACGCTATGATACGGATTCCAGATTTATTTAAGAATAGTGAGAAGGTGTATCAGTATAGACTTCTGTTATCTAATTTCAGTATTGAGAGACAAGCATTCATTCATTTGAATGAATCCAGAAGGATAGAAGAACATTTGACTAGGAAAGATATTGACTGCCGTAATATCATGATTATGGATAGAAGCGATCTTAAGGATAAAATTAATGCTGATGTCTCTGGAGTATATTTGTTATATACTCACATGGGAGTTCTGAATTATATAGGAAAGAGTAAAGATGTCAGAAGGAGACTCATGTCTCACTTTAATACTAAGGAGTTTGATGTTGCTCATATATTCACTATGAATGAAAGAGATATCCATTGGGTAGAGCAGTATTTGATTACAAGATTATTTCCTAAAGAGAATCAGGAGATGAAAGATAAATATCCTGTTAGTGCTTGTTGTAATTGGACTCCTGTAAATACATTGAGATTACAATGAAAAATCATACTAAGATCTATATGAAGCACTTCAATTATGTTCTGGATGATTTCATTCCCTGTGAGATCTGTGGAGGCAGAGCAGTAGATATTCATCATATAGAGAATAGAGGATCAGGAGGTGCTAAAGACAAGGACAGAATAGAGAACCTAATGGCTCTATGTAGAGCAGATCATATTAAGTATGGAGATGTACCTGATAGAGTTCAATGGTTAAAGGATATACATGAACAAAGGATGAATGGAGGTAGATAGATATTGGGGGGTAACCAACGGAGTATCTATACTGCAAGGGGGGTTCAACTCCCCCCCATCCTACAAAATAGATTGATATGAACAAGATGAATCAATTCCTACGCATTGCAAATGCAAGACTAAAGAAAGTGTATCCTAACAAGATGCAGAGAAAGGCTTGGGCTGCTAAGATGTATGCAAGATGGCTAGAACGCAAAACCTTTAACACCAAAGAGAGATGAAAGACACGCTCATAGACTTAATGAATAGAGACCTAACCGATAATGGAACAGAGAATGACTGAGTTTGAATTATTCAAGCATGGAGTAAAGCTAATGGCTTTGTATCAGGTAACTCTAGAACAGATGGATCTGATGAAGGGAACACCTATATACTCGCAGAGGGTAAAGCAGCAGATGAACACTCTAGAGAAATCCATAGAGAGAATGATCAGAGAGCCTATGAGTAAGTTAGATGGTACTGATGAGATGATGATGAATGATATCCAGAATAAGGTAGATATGATTCTAGATTTATCTCTGGAGGAGATCGCACAATTAAAAGCAGTAATTAAAGAGGGAAGAGATGCATAAGTATTTAGACATAGAACTATTCGGATGGAATAGGATACAAGAGAAGTGGTGGAATGTAACAATCCTTAGGGTAGCCTCAGGGAATTGGAGTTGGCATTTATTTATGATTGAGGAGAATCTAGATGAGTGTTTTGTGGAGTGGTTTAAATTCAACATCAACAAATGAATCAATCAGGATCTGATCTCACATTAGTGAACAAGAATAATTATTACAAACTGCTTGAGATCATGATCCAATTAGATCAGAGAAATAAACTTGCTCCTCATGAGAGGGAGTTTTTGCGTAACTTAGTTGATTATTAATGGGTTCTATAATTATGGAAAGAGTAGATATTAAGCAGGTAAGACCAAATCCTGATAACCCTAGATTTATCAAGGGGAATAAATTTGAGAAGTTAGTGAAGAGCATCAAGGAGTTTCCTCAGATGTTAGATCTAAGACCTATAGTAGTGAATCAGGATATGATCGTACTAGGAGGGAATATGAGATTAAAGGCTTGTGAGGAAGCAGGACTTAAGGAAGTACCTATCATCTTTGCAGATAACCTTACTCCAGAACAGGAGAAAGAATTTATCATTAAGGATAACTCCTCATTCGGTGAATGGGATTGGGATCTACTTGCTAATGAATGGAGCACAGATCAACTTATTGATTGGGGGATGGATCTCCCAAAAGAGTGGGCATTAGATCCTGAAGAATTAGGAGAGGACTTCAGCCTAGCTGATGGAGACAGAGAACCATTCCAACAGATGACTTTTAAACTAGCAGATGAACAAGCAGATCAGATCAAGAATGCTCTAGATGATATCAAGAAGTTAGAGGAGTTTAAATATGTTGAGACATTCGCCAATGAGAATTCAAATGGTAATGCTCTTTATCTAATAATTATGCAATGGGCAGAGCAAAGGAAATAATTGTTAAGGTCATTCCAACTCCAGAGGCTAATGCCTTTGTGAAGAAGCATCACTATTCTGGAAAGGTTGTCATGAATTCAGTCCTGCACTTTGGTGCATTCCTAGATGGTAAACTTCATGGAGTGATGAGTTATGGTAATCCTATTGATAAGAGAAATGTCCTTCCATTTGTTAGAGGCACGAAATGGAATGAGATGCTAGAATTAAACAGAATGGCTTTTGATGACTATCTTCCTAAGAATAGCGAGAGCCGTTGCATAGCGATCAGCATCCGACTCCTGAAGAAGAATGCTCCACATATAAAATGGATCTTATCATTCTCAGATGGAACTCAATGTGGTGATGGAACTATATACAGAGCATCAGGATTCAGCCTCTGTGGAATAAATAAGAACTCAACAATATACAGACTCCCTAATGGAGAGACTATTGCAAAGCATGGAACAAGCAAGAGGGATTTTACAGGAGCAGAGAAACTCAAGGGATTCCAATTAAGATACCTCTACTTCATAGATAAGAAGGCTAAGGAGAATCTAACTCTTCCTATCATACCATTCTCTAAGATTGATGAGATAGGCGCAGGAATGTATAAGGGGAAAAAAATAACCCTCCAAGAGAGGAGGGCTACTTAGAGCGGCAGGATGGATTTGCACCTCTCCTTCTATCTGGATGATAGATGTGCTACTATTACACTACTGCCGCATTTGATGATGACAATATACATAAATTATTGAAAATTCAATGACAAATAATGACATAACAAAAAAGGCAATGATTGATGCGCTTGAGAAATCTCTAGGCATTGTAACATCTGCCTGTAAAGCAGTAGGTATCTCCAGAGAGACTCACTATAGATGGCTGAGAGAAGATGAGAAGTATAAGTCAGCAGTTGAGGACCTATCAAATGTTGCTCTAGACTTTGCGGAATCACAATTACATCAGCAGATAAAGGGAGGTAATCCTAGCAGCACAATCTTCTATCTAAAGACTAAGGGTAAGAAGAGAGGATATGTAGAGAGACAGGAGATAGCCCATGAAGGTCTTAAGACCTTTGAGATAGAGGAAGTGGATGAGCAAGATCCGAGTTAATAAAGTCTACGGACATTTAAAGAGATCAGATAAGAAGATAGTAGTGGAACAGGGTGGTACTCGCTCTGGAAAGACATACAACATCCTCTTATGGATTATCTTTCATTATTGTGGGAAGAATGTAGGTAAGACTATTACAATCGCTAGAAAGACCTTTCCTGCAGTTCGCTCCTCAGTCATGAGGGACTTCTTAGATATCCTAAAAGGATCAGATCTCTATAGAGAGGAGAATCATAATAAGTCCAATTCAGAATACATACTCAATGGGAATCTAGTAGAGTTTATATCTATGGATCAGCCTCAGAAGATCAGAGGTAGGAAGAGAGATCTAGCATTCTTAAATGAGGCTAATGAATTGACCTTTGAGGACTGGCAACAAATCGTATTCCGTACCAACGGAAGAATCATTCTGGACTATAACCCTTCAGATACTTTTCATTGGATCTATGATAGGGTAATACCAAGAGATGATGCAGCATTCTATCAAACCACATACCAAGATAATCCATTCCTAGATCAGACTATCATAGATGAGATAGAGAGACTAAAGGAAACAGATGAGCATTATTGGAGAGTCTATGGATTAGGGGAGAGAGGAACGAATAGAGCGCAAGTATTCCAATTCACCACTATCCAACAGATTCCTGCAACTGCTAAGTTTCTATCCTATGGGCTTGACTTTGGATTCACTAATGATCCTTCTGCACTTGTGGGATGTTATCAGGAAGGAGATAATCTATATTTTCAAGAATTGTTATATTCAACTAACCTAACTAATCAGGATCTGAATAGAGAATTCAAGAAGTTAGATATGGGGAGGTATGATGAGATCTTCGGAGATTCAGCAGAGCCTAAATCAATTGAGGAACTACATAGGATGGGATGGAATATAAAGCCTACTCAGAAGGGAGCAGATTCTGTTAATGCAGGGATAGATATGCTGAAGAGATTTAAGATCCATATCATAGGCTCTAATCTCATGAAGGAGATGGAGAATTATAAATGGTTAGAGGATAAGAATGGTAACCTCCTGAATAAGCCAGAGGATAAGTATAATCACTTGATAGATGCTATCAGGTATGGAGTATATAACAAACTAAGCAAACCTAACTATGGGAGATACGCAATCCGTTAGCATAGAGATTCCTGAGAATCTATCAGATATAAAACTATCAGCATACAAGAAGTTTATCCTTATGGCTAATGAGGAGAATGGTGATGAGATAGCCTTATATCAGTTCTGTGGCTTGACTCCTAGTCAGCAGGAGGGAATGAAGAAGAAGGATCTGGATCTGATCAGGAATCAGATAGGTAAAGTATTGACTGAAAAGCCTAACCTAATAAAGACATTCACATTTAAGGGTAAGGAGTATGGCTTTCATCCTAAGATAGAAGATATCTCTATGGGAGAGTATATTGATCTGGATAACTACCTACAAGATCCATACAAGAATGCTGAGAGGATATTAGGAGTCTTATATAGACCTATCACTAAGAAAGTATTTGGAAGGCATAGCATTGAGAATTACGATCCAGATATTCATCATGGGGAGGGATTTGAGGATTTATCTGCTGATATCTTTATGGGGTGTCTGCTTTTTTTTTATCGTATCGCCACCAACTTACAGATAACTTTCCTGAAATCTTTGGAGAAGGAGGGGAAGAAGGATATGATGCCCAATCCAACTTCTCTAGAAAGTGGGGATGGTATGGAGCAGTACATCAGATTGCTAAAGGAGATCTCCTACAATTTGAGAAAGTAACGGAGTTACCTCTAAGAACTGCACTCACATATCTGGAGTATGAGATAGATAAGAATG